TCACGTTTGATTAATAAAAATGTGTTGTTCTTGATTTCAGACGCAACTACTCTATCAGTAATTAGATTATCTGTAGTGAGCAATTTATGTACTGAACGTACATCTGAAACCATTTGTCTTAATGTTGCCATTATAAATACTGTTTGAATATATTTGTCATTCCATCACAGTCATCTATTAAAAATCCTGTTACTTCTGCCTTGGACATTGTGTGACCCATCTTGTCGTCCCAAAGACTTTTAGCATTTGAAAATGCTGGAATTTGATAAAACTTTATACCATTAAAATCATGACTCACCTCGTGGTGTTTGTCTCCTGTGAAGATATAGAACTTGCTATGACTAGACCAATGTTCTCTAAACTCTATTGGGAATAAGGCTGCAAGCTTAGCTGGTTTAATAGCGTCTCCATGGTTAAACATCAATGCTGAATCACCATAGCTTACATACTTTCTATATTTAGGAGAACAGTCAAATGCTAGTCTGTCTATGTTTCTGAAGTAGGTCTGTAACCAGTTAATCAGGTGCCATCCTACAAACTCATCATGGTTGCCTGCTACATAAACAACATTTACATTCTGAGCATATTGTAACAACATTGTAATCATTAACACCTCATGTCCACAGATGTATTCAAAAGATGTATGATATGTATGTGTATTCTGTTGAGGAGTTCCTTTTGTAGTGGCATTTGTATACTCACTGTTAAACTCATCAGATCCTATTATGTAAGTTATGTTCTGTAAGTTATTGGATAACTGAGCTTGATTAGCTATCAGTTCCACTTTGTACATAATGTTAGCTAGTCTATCCACTACATTATTGTTACCATCTACGTCCCATTTGTTTAAGTGAGAGTCTTGTTTGTTAATAACCAGCATACCATTTGGTTTGCTAAAATCAACCTTAGGACTCATAACCTCTTGAGACACAGGCTTATATGAAGCTAAAAAGTCTACAAACACATCTTGAAAAACTTGCTCTGTAGACTTCTTCCCTAACCATGCTTTGACTTGCCAATGAGGATTGTTTCCATTTCCCCAGAAGTTTTGGACATATTTGGTTATCTCCCACTTCTCTGTATCTATCTTACATTTCTCAATGAGTTCATCAAGACTCTTAACCTCTTCACTAAAATTAGCTACAACCTCTCCTGTACCCTTAGCCAAATCTTCTGTAAACTTAATCACTGCGTTTTCTAACTCAGCAACATAGTTTCCTATCTCAGCATCTTCTTCACTCTTCTCTTGATTTCTTAATTCTTTTAATAGCTCATCCACCTCAAACTCTGTAATTCCAAGCTTATCAGCATAGAATTTTTTACTCTTTTTCCAGTGCAAGATCTCTTCTAGCTGTTGCAGCAAGGATTGATTTTCAGGCATATGTAGTTTAGTTTAGTTAAAATTACTGTAAAGGTAAGAACTATTTCTGACATTTTCAAAATTTTACTAACTAATTTAATTATATAGAATAACTTTTTTAGTTAGAGTTTAAACAAAAACCCCCAGGGTAGAAACCCTAGGGGAGACCTTCTGTAAACCAACAAACAGGGGTTTTTAACTATTTACGAATTACAGCTAGCATTTAAACTAAATGAACCAGACTTGTTAAAACAATCAACTATGTCTGTTCTTAAGCGATAGCTACCTGCAGGTAAGATGTTAGAAGGTAACGTTGACACCCAAGTTCCTGGACTCATGCTTGTTTGAGTATATGTAAACGTGTACAAAACTGTAGTATTTGCAGCATTCATAATGTATGCTACATATGTTCTTGTACCACTTCCACCATTAAAATACCCACTAGGAGTTATCAAAGCTGTACGTCCTGCACTTACTGTAAACAATGCTGATTCTCCACCAAAGCAAGATCCAACAGCACTTGTGTCACCAGTAAGACAAGGTACAGCAGAGGTAGTTGTAGAAGTTGTTGTAGAAGTACTACTAGTTGTAGTGGTTGTTACACCACTTAAAAGCATATCAAGAAAATTTGTGCAAGTGCCTGTAGATTGTGCTCTGATAATAGCAGCACTATCAGGTACGTTTAAAAGATTATATCCTGCCACTAATGCAGCTCTAGATACACCTGTTGCTAATGGAGTGGTATACCCATCCACATTTGAAAAAAGGTTAAAGGGACCTACATCTGTCCCTGCTAAAGTTAATGTTACTAATACTGTCATATTATTGATTTGTTTGGTTTAATTAAGGTAATTTTGTCCAAGTAGATCCACCATTTGTAGATCTCCAAAGTCCAGTTGTTTCTGAAGCAATTGCTACAGCTGCATTGTAAGAAATAGATACTCCAATCCAAGATCTAGAACTTCCCACTGCAGAAAGTGTACCAAATGAAACTGATCTATATAATGTATTTGTACCAGTTGAAAGAGCTATAATATTTGTACCACTTCCATCAATTGTTACATCATACCATTTAGCAAAAACTCCACCAAAACTTACGTACGAATTTCCAAAGTTTGTACTTTGTATTAATTGAATATTAAAAGCACCTTCAGGATATGAATAGTATCCACCTTGATTAGCAACAACAATCTTTGATCCATCAGCAGAGGTACTCACTGCATAATATGTTTCTGGAGATACACCACTTGATACAGGATTAAGAGATGGAGTTAAAGGAACTGTTCCTTTTCCTATATAAGCATTAAGTCCTCCAAGATTAAAATTAGCACTAACAGCATACTGACGATCACCTGAACTACTAATTGCAACATCAGTTGCTACTTGTTGACCATTAAAATCAGAAAAGTCTACTCTTGTAAAAGATACTCCATAATTTGAAGATCTCCAAACCTGAGGTTTACCAGCATCTTCTTGATTTGGCAATGCTTCTTGTAGATTAAATGCTGCAATTAATACATATTGTCCTGTTCTATTTGTAGTAATTGAATAAAATGAATTAGTTATACCACCTGTAATATTCCAAGTAACACCATAGTCTGTAGATCTTGAAATAACAGCTGGTTGTCCTTGAGCTTGTGAAAGACAATACATATACTCACCTGTTCCACTTACATCAACTCTATAGAGCGTATTTGTCCCAGCAACAGTAACTATTGTATAATTAAGTCCATAGTCATTAGAAATATATAATTTATTATTTGTTAGACATATTGCTGCAACATATTTTCCATCATTTGAACTAGTAACATCATCTCTACTTACAGAAACATTCCCAAATCTAAGATTGTTAGTTTGAGGAACTACAGTTGTTGTTGTTGTGGTTGTACAAAGTCCTAGTTCTATTATAGAAACAAATTCAGAACTTGAATCTACAGAATCTCTTGCTGCACAGATTTCTCTACAGTCAAGATTTACTATACTTCCTGATTCAGGATCACCTCCACAGTTAACATAGGTATAAGGATATGACTCTCTATCTCCTGTACCATCATCTGCACAAATTTCATAACTATAACATGCAATAGTGGTAGTAGTAGTTGTAGTTGTTGTCTGTGCAACTAAATTAGACTTAACAACAAGTTGATTAACAGATTTACCTGTAGGAATTATATCTACAAAATATTCTGCTTCACCTGAAGTTACTTGTTCATTGTTAGGAACAGGAATTATATTCTTTAGTGTAAATACACCAGTATTCACAGCATCCTGTAAATTATTAAATGATACAGTTTGATTATTTCCTAGCGATGCCCAACTCATAAAGAATTCAATTTAGCTTCAAGTTCTGCAATGCGTTTTTCTAATGCTGCTATTTTTAATGTGTGTACATCCATATAGTTTACACTTAACTTATCTTCTCCTACAACAGCATCTGGTAATATTGATTGTACTTGCTGTGCTGAATATCCATATCTAACTTGATTAGATTCTTCATCTGTACGAACAAACTTAATTACATCTATTGCAGATAAGTCTATGCTTGGATTAGTCTCAAGCACATTCTTATATCTAATATCAGAACTTTCAAAGAATCCTGTAGCACTGATTGCTGTATTAGCCACCCATCCTCCTCCTGTTATTGCATAAAATGTATAATTAAGAGCTTCGTTATATATACCTGTATTAGCATTATCATTTTGAAAATTACCAGCTGTTTTAAATCTGTTCGCAGCGTATACAATTTGAGTTGTAGCAATTGTTGTACCATCATCAACGAAACCACTATCACCAAGTGTTGAAGCACTTGTAAATTTACCTAGATAATTAGTTGTTCCAGAAAGTGCTACTGATGATCCTGAAGTTCCAGATGAACCATCTCCACCATTGGCTCCAGAAGTACCACTACTTCCATTTCCACCATTAGCACCACTTGTACCAGATGTACCAGATGAACCATTTCCACCATTTGCACCTGACGTTCCACTAGTTCCACTAGTTCCATTTGGACCAGTAGGTCCAGCACCACCATTTGCTCCACTAGTTCCTGATGTACCATTCGTTAATCCACTAGTAGCTGATGTTCCACTAGATCCATTAGTTCCAGTTGTACCATTGGTTCCAGAAGTTCCATTAGTTCCAGATGTACCAGTGGTTCCAGATGTGCCAGTTGTACCATTTGTTCCAGAGGTTCCAGTAGTGCCATTGGTCCCAGATGTTCCAGTTGTACCATTTGTTCCACTAGTGCCTGAAGTTCCATTACCTCCAGCTGCTCCAAACAGATTTATTTGCCATACAGCATAAGTACCTGAACCCACTACAGTGGTAATATTAACTACCATATCACCTGTTGCACTATTGTAAGAGGTAACAGTTCCTTGCATTGTATTGCTTACGTCATATACTATGATGACTGTCTGTGCAATACTATATGCTAGTCCTGTTCCTACTATTAAACTTTTTGATCCTGCTCCTATTGATAAAGAAGTTGTAGAACTTGTTAAATATCTATCTCCATCTAAACCTGCAGTTCCAGAGGTTCCATTTGTTCCAGATGTACCAGTTGTACCATTTGTTCCACTAGTTGCAGACGTACCTGAACTTGCACTCGTACCAGATGTACCTGAAGTTGCATCTACACCTGATGTACCAGCAGTTCCACTTGATCCATCTGTACCAGTTGTTCCAGCAGTTCCAGATGTACCAGCTTCACCACTAGTGCCACTTAGACCAGCAGTACCACTTGAAGCACTAGTTCCAGCAGTACCACTTAAACCAGAAGAACCATCAACACCACTAGATCCATCTTTTCCAGCTGTACCATTTGTACCACTAGTACCATTAGATGATATACCAGAACTTCCATCTTTTCCAGAAGTTCCAGAAGATCCAGAAGTTCCACTATTTCCAGATGTACCTCCAGAACCATTCACTCCAGAAGTTCCAGCTTTACCACTAGAACCTGATGAGCCAGATGTACCAGAAGTACCATTAATACCAACTACACCTCCACTAAATGTGTCATCTATTTTTGATAGAGCACAGTCTAGGTTATCTCCAGTTTGAATTCCTGTACTAGGTAAGTTAGGTCCATTATATATAACGTGATCTGCTGTTGTCTCACAAGGAGAACATCCAGAAGTTTGATTAGGATGATAGTATGCGTTGTAGCAAGGATCGCCAGGATTACAAGCCATTTTATAGTTAGTTTAAAAGATTAAGGAATGTACATTATATAGTATGCAGCAATCACAGGTTGTATGTTAGGATGAGACCCTCCACCACCTGTGTTACCATTAGCAACATTTACACTAAGTGATACAGGACCAGCTCCACTTGCACTACTTATACCAGAGTTATGTACTTGAACAGTAGCAATTGAAAATTTATAACTTGCATTACCACCATCTCCTTTTTCATTTGCAGCAACTTGCAATGCGTTAGGAGCAGGGCTATTACCAGGACCATATCCTCCCATTATTATGTGAGTATGGTCTGGCACTGATCCAGATGCAACTACAGTGGTATTGTGAGTGTGTGCAGGAATTTGTGATGTAATCAAAGTTACAGTGTTTGCTCCTGCTGTGGTGTACAAAGCATAGTTTGGATTACCAGCATTAGCTGGATTTACAGCAGCATCTAATGGACCACCTGGTACATTTTGAATAGCTCCAACAGCAACACGTCCTCTTTTGTCAGGAGTGCCAT